CGCATACGCGAGGTGTAGCAACTAAAAAGTTAGCAGCACCACGACGGTTGCGGATAGCGATACGATTCGCTTCAACGATAATCTTAGCATATAGGTCACGATTGCGCTCTGCCAACCAACGGCCATCTGCACTAGCAGGGCTCCAGGTGCTAACACCCTTGCCTTTACCAGCGCCAGAACCTGTGGTTTCAGCAGTAACAGCGACTTGAACCATCCTCATGAGCATTTCACGGTCGATTTCAGCCTGAATTTCATACGACATAGCGTTTGTCAATTCAGTATCGATATCAATACCGTTCATGTTCTTAAGGTCTTGTTCAAGTTCAACACTCCAACGAGCAGCAAGCCTACGAGTACCAGCTTCAACAGCGGTCTTTTCAAAAGAAACTACCATCTGTGGAATGTTGCCGGTCAATTCATAGTCTTTCAACAACTTGGCGACACCTTTGTCATCATCCAAGAAGTCTCCAAACTCGCCACCGCCTTTGAGTCCATCGGACTCTGCACCGGTGAAACGTGTGTCGAGCTGTTGATAACCTACTTCGTCTCCGTCAGAACCACCACCGGTTACCCCGGATTGGGTGTTGACTTTGCCAGAAGCGTGGCCATCAATGCCATTAGCTCCAAGAGAATCTTGTTCGTACTTGTAACGCATTGCGAAAGCAAGTCCTACAGGACCACTCATGGGCTGAACGCCTACGATCTCATTAGTGATAAGTTCAGGGAATGTACGACGAATCATCGGGATCAAGATCTTGGGAAGACGAGCGTCTCCGTTGGCGTAGAAGTCCGAAGCTGGAGTCATTGCTCCACCTTGTCCTGCGCCACCTTGAAGTGCAGAACCGAAAACTCCGCCGGGGGCGGACACGTTACTCTCTTTCAGGCACCAGCTCTCTTGGTTTTCCAAGAGAATCGCGGTGTTCAAGCGAGAATGGTCGTCAGTGATAGCTGCGACGTTATCGGAACTGTAGTCAAGTACGGGAGCCCACTTCTCAAGAAGCACGCTTGCGCGTTCTTGGTCGATATACGATTGTGCGGGTTTTACCTGTGACATAATACTAATGTTTCCTTACATAACTCAGGCTGTGAAGCCTCAACAAAAAAATTTACCATTTTCCTAGCTCACCCATGTAGTTGTTAAACAGATGTGAGTCTTGGTTGTTGTCTGGTTCAGTTTGGTCGAGTTGCTGTTGTACACTCTCTTGTACCACTTCGTGCTTCTCTGTGACCGGTCTTTCTGATAGTTTTTTACTATCGACCACTTCTTCTTTAAGTGTGGTCAACTTCTCGGCTTCAGACTTTTCGAACAAGTCTAGAGCGTATTGAAAATTTTCATTTATATATTGTGATGTCTTTCCTGTAAACAACTTTTCTAGGTGTCTCTTCTTTGTCGAAGGCAACCCGGAGGTTTTGCTCTCTAACATCAATGCAGCTTGTTGCCTAGCAGCGGTGATTTGTAGTTTTTTATTCTCTCGAACTAACTCTTGTGCTTTGTTAGTCGCCTCATCAATTTGTCTTTTACCATCCATGACAGCTTCACGCACTTGGTCGTTTGCTAGCGCGTTGTCAATGGACAGATTTTTGCGAAGATTGTCAAGCACATCACGTGCATGGCGATTCTTTACAGCCTCTTGTATGTCTTGTACCGGGACATGTTTCTCGATGTACAGGTCCAAATAGTCACTGATGTTATCAACCAAGCTTTCTTTGAACATAGAAGCGTTGCCATCTATCTCGCTACGAAACTTTTTAACCAATTCAACCAATTTTTCAGAATGATTTTGGTCAATCGCTTCAACTACTTTTTGCAGTTTGTTGGTGTGATCAGTATCAATGGCTTCTAACAGCTTTTCTAACTTTACCGCATGTTCTTCGTCTTGTTCGATCAACGCTTTCTCAACACGCAATTCAGCCAGTTGTTCTGATTTACTAGCTACTGATTCATTGTATGCTTGCTCGATCTCGTTCAGAGTTTCCTCTGAAAGTACATCAGAAGCAACTTTCTTTAATTGTTCGGTTATTGGGTTTTCACTCATCGTTTAAATATATTTATGTTCTTCGCGTTACTTATTTTGTTTAATAGCTTATTTTCTACGGCTTTTTGTAACCATGTGTTTGCTTTCGCGTAGTTCTTTTCTCCTATATTCTGGATGAACTTAACTAGATTTGATGTTTGTTTGATGTCGGTTGGATTGTTTTTCATGTTATTTTACCTTTCTTAATGCTGTTAAAAATTCTAATACATTATGCTTTATATAGTCTTCAACATCTTTTTTTGGCATGGATTCCATACCAGTTTCGAAATTTTCATATGCTTCAACATAATGACCATAATTATCCAATATATATTGCTTACTTTCTAATATACCATTAACAAACGCCTCTCCGAAGCTAGGGTCTGCAACACAATCGATAGCGACGAGTCTCATGTCTTTGACTTTATTCACTCCGGAGCCTTCTTCTTGTATCAGCTTGCCAAGTGATCGGGTGCTCATACCAACACTACAACCATCACCAATTAATGATTGAACTATTTTACCAGTTGGTGTGTTTAACACTTTGGATTTGCCGATATAAACATTAGGGTCCTTGTTGCTGGATTCTAATGATACTACCATGTGACACGCACGCTCAAGATCCACATCAGCACTTGTAGGGTGGTTTAGTTCTCCTAGAGCTCGGTTAGTCTTGATCATTTTTTCTGTGTATCTAGCCACTTCTTTTTGCATCTCTTTCTCACAATATACTCTACCGTTTTTGTTTTCACCACCAGCCATGGCGTATGGTCCTTTGATGTATATTGTTTTTTCACCTCGGTTTGATTGTTCTTCTATTATGTATTCAAACTCTTGAGGATCGGCTGTTTCGACTAGTAATTTAGCGTGCATATTAATTATTTATTTAGTACCCAACAATTTCCACAGGTTTTTTTATTTACAGAACAATTTGAAATCTTTTTCTGTGACTATTTGAAATATATATCCGTTCTTTTTGCACCAATCACTGGCCGCATTCCACTTGGCCTGGTTCACCTGCCAGGTGAAGTTTTCATGTATTATGGTGGTTCTCTTTTTGTTACCATGTGAGGTTGGTGGTCGGGTCTGTTTGCTGGGTTTGATCTCTATAAGATATTTGACAATCTTGTGACCTTCTCTCAAATGTACCGTGTTGTCAACATAATATCTATGCATCTTTCCATCCACAGGCGATATGTAAGGTAAACACACACTCTCACTTGTCCATTGTATGACATACGGGTTCTTGTCACACCACTTGAAAAATTTGAGCTCCCAACTGCTGAGATAACGTGGAGATTTGGCACCTTTATATTTTAAATTGTTGACAGGTCTGTAAACACCCTGCCGGAATTTGACATATTTTTTATAAGGTTTCTTTTTTTTCATTTACCGTAAGGCTTGGCATGGCCTTCGGTAATCATTCGATCGTTGATGCTTTCGTCATGAAACTCTTGTTCGAATAAAATACCAACACACCTACCAAATTTACCTTTGTCCATAGATTTTAGATACAATATTTTATCATTTTGCTCCACAATTTCAACCAGGTGTGCTTTAGCAGCAAATCCTAGCTCTTTTTCTTGTTTGTCTCTTGTTCTTGTCTCTGGTGTGTCTATACCATGTAACCGGATGCGTTTGTTGAGTTTGAGATCGAAACCGAGGTCGACCTCTGCATCAATTGTGTCACCATCGATAACACGTGTGACGAGTATTTTGTAAATGTATTCCATGTCATGTATGTCACTCATCCTACAAAAAACAATGGAGGTTGACCGTCACCAAACCCTGGTACACCCTCGTATAGTTTGGTTTCTAATTTCTCTTTCTCGGCGTTTCCTTCACTCAGCAACTCACTGTAGTTAGGTGCTCCACCTCCAAACAAATTGGTTCCGCTGTATTTTCCTCGGATACGACCGATCACGATTTTGGTCAACGCTAACGCGTATTGATACACCCATGGTTCGCTTATCAGTTGATGAACTGGTCGTTCCACATACGCACCAACAATACCATAAAAATGTGTGTGTCTGTTGCCTTGGCCGGGTTCTGGTGTCAGATACATTGTTTGAGATCGGTCATCGTACCGATAATAATAAT